TTTTCTGGTTTTAGTCCTAGCTCTAGTATTTCAGGTAATACTTTCTTGAGAGTTAGAGCAATTCCTGCTGATGACTCAAGCATCAAGCCCTTAAGAAATAATGTAATTAATCTTAATACTAACTCTGTGTCTGCACTTCCAGACACGAATATTGCAAATAGCACGGTAGTTTAATGGCTTCAACATTAACAGATTATAATAGAAGAGACCCGAACTTTGTTCAGCCGCAGGTTGAAACAATTATTCCTGAGCATTTCCAAGAGCAGTACCCAACTCTTGTTACTTTTCTCAAGAAGTTCTATGAATATCTAGAGATTGCAGCAGGTCGTAATAATCTGAGTGATGCTTTTTATATCAGAGATGCAGAAAGTACTTCTGAAGACTTTCTAGACTATTTGTTCTTTGAGAGTATGAATGGCCTTGGTGCGGACTTCTTTAAGTTTCCAAGACTTACTCTAAAGTTTATTCCTAACTTTTACCCAATTAAAGGTACTGTGATTTCTGTGCCTGCTTTTTTCAGATACATTTATGGTGTAGAGTCTGAACAGTTTTATCCAAAGACACAAATCTTTAATGTTGGGGAAAGTCTGATTGGTGCTGAATCTTTGAGATTTATTCAAGATTCTAACTTCTATCAAATTCTTTCTATTCAGATTAAGTCTCCTCTTGGTGTTACGCAATGGCGTGATGTTTATAAAAGGTATAATCATCCAGCAGGATTTGCACTATTTGCAGAAACACTCTTTGAAAAGACAGCATCAAACTCAATCATGAGCGCTCCACTTTCTATTCAAGATAGTGCTGCTACAGAAGTTACATTAGAAGACTTTGGTGTTGCAACTACAGGAGCATTTGGCACAACAACCGGGCGTGACAGTGCGCTATCTGCTAGATTCTATGTTGATCGTGGCATTCAATTCTACCAAGATTCTATCGGTGAGCTTACTTCTGCACAGAAAGGCGAATACACTTCTATTGTTGATGTACTCAACACCAACTCTCCACGCTTCTCTTCGAATGATAGCGACAAGTTCTCTGATAACTCGCTACAGACTATGGATGAAGATATCTATGCGTTTTATTCTGATAGTGGATTAGACTCTGCGTAACTGTATAAATAAAGTTAACTATCTTTTACAAGAAGGTAAAAAATGACCAGACAAAATATTTCTACTGGCACAAATGCTAACGACGGAACTGGCGATACGCTCCGAAGTGCTGGTACTAAAATTAACAATAACTTTGTTGAACTGTATCAAGCTTTTGGTACAGATAGTGGAACTTTGGGTGCTGGTGTTACCTTCGACAGTGCTAAGGTCATTTTCGCTGGGACAACTAACACAACTACACTGACTAGACTTCAGCCGGGCACTAACGTAACAATCAAGCTTGGTGACAGTAACGGTGAAGTTGTTACAATCGGTGATGATAACATTGTAAATCTTGTAGATTCTACAGGTGCTGCTTCTAAAATTTACTTTGCTAACGTATTTGACTCTGCTACTGGCTTTGGTGCCCTACCTAGCGCAGCAACATATCACGGTATGTTTGCTCATGTGCATGATAGTGGCAGAGCGTTATTCTCACATGCAGGCGCTTGGCATAAGTTACTAGACAGTGATACGTTTAGCTCTATTACAGCTTTAAAGTTAATCAATCCTAGAATTGACACTCATGTTTTTGATGCTACCGGTAACTTTGAAATTTTGAACTTTGACAATATTTCTGGCTCTCCAGTAAACAACGTTAAAATTTCAAATGCTACAACAGGTAATAATCCTACAATCACTTCTGAGGGTGGAGATACTAATGTTGGATTAACAATCTCTGCTAAAAATAATGGACCTGTTACATTAGACGGTACGCTTGTTTATAATGCTCAAGTGTTGACAGCAGGTTCTGATTCCGCTTTAGACTCCAACTCAAACTTCTATTTGTTGAATACAGCTAGTGTTAGAAGTTATAAGTTGCATAACGGTGCAACAACTGGAGAAGTTAAAAGAATTGTAAATCGTAGAACTACCGACACTACGATTGAAGTTAATTCAAATAAATTAACAACTTTGAATGGTGATTTTAGTCAGATGACAATTAAAACTCCTATGATCGTTACTTGCATCTGGGATGGCGTCGGTTCTCAGTGGTTTGTAGATAAAGACTCCGATGTTAATCTCGTATTTGCTTAAAAGGTTTAATAAATGACTGCTATTGTAACAAACGACATTAAAAGACAACTTCTGGACACTGTGACTACAGATGTTGCAGACAGTGCTAACTATTATTACATTGGCATTGCAAAGTCGGATCAGTGGAATGCTACTGATGCCGCTCCTACTGTGCTAAACAGTGAAAAAGAGAAGCGGGACTTTAGAGCAAACTTACAGTCTGTAATCAGAACTACTGATGTTTCTTTTGTCGCTGCCAGATATAACTGGTCTTCAGGCACAATCTATAATGCATATACAGATACTAATGTAACAAACACAAATTACTATGTATTTACTGCAAATAATAGAATTTATCTTTGTGTGCAGCAGGGCAAAAGTAATGATGGTGTTGCTCAAACATCTACTATTGACCCGGAGACTATTGGCACACCAACAGTGGCAAAAGCAACTTCTGATGGTTACATCTGGAAGTACTTGCTGACACTTACTGCTAATAATGCAAACAAATTTCTTTCTGCTAACTTTGTTCCTGTATCTAAAGTAGACTCTGCTGCTGGGCTTGGTACAATTTTACAAACACAATTAGATGTTCAGCAAGCAGCGGACTCTGGTCAAATTATTGGCTTTAGAGTAACAAAAGCTGGTAGTGGATATACTTCTGCGCCAACAGTCACTATTAATGGTGATGGTGTAAGTGCTAAGGCAATCGCAACTATCTCTGCTGCTGGTGGTATTTCTAAAGTTGAGCTTGATGATTCTGCTGGTGGTATTCCTTTTGGTAGAGGATACACATATGCATCAATTTCACTTAGCGCTGGTAGTGCTGAAGTCTCTCCTATCATCTCTGTCTTAGGGTTAGGCAATGATCCTAGAGAAGATTTAAATGCTACTTCTTTGATGTTTAATGCAAAGCCTAATGGCTTACAAGGTGGCGCATTTATTGTAAAGAATGATTTCAGACAAATTGGATTAGTTAAAAATCCAAAGAAAAATCAAACTGTAGATTCTGACTTTAAAGATACTGCTGCTTTAGCATTAAGAAAGCTAACGCTATCTAGCATCTCAAACTTTGATAGTGATAATGCAAGAGATGCATTGATTGTTGGAGGCACTAGTGGCGCTAAAGCATTTGTTGATGATAATAGAGCATCAGTATTTCACTACCATCAGAATGATAGCACAGGGTTTAAACCATTTCAAGCAGGCGAAACTATTAGTGATGCTAACAATGCTAGTAGAACTGCTACAATTGATGCGGATTCTGATGGTACGATCAAACTCATTGATAATCAAATTCTCTATATAGAGAATAGAGCGCCTGTTGTTAGAGATGTTGCTCAGACTGAAGATATCAAACTTATTGTACAATTATAAGGTAACATAGAAGAATGCCCAATTCGTTTACAACTACTACCTTCAATACAACATATAGAGATGATTTTAAAGATAGCGATCATTACCATCGTATTCTTTTCAACTCTGGTAAAGCATTGCAGGCAAGAGAGCTTACTCAGCTTCAGACAATTACACAGACTGAGTTAGAGAGACTTGGGCGGCACATCTTCAAAGAGGGTAGTGTTGTAAATCCGGGTGGGTTGACTGTCGATAGAAACTATGAGTTTGTCAAGCTTGAAACATCAAACACTTCTGCCTTTGTTGTTGGTGATGTAATTCAAGGACAAACTAGCTCAGTACAGGCTAAAATTCTTCAGATTGTAGCAGCAACTTCTTCTGATCCTGCAACATTCTATGTTAAATATATTAACTCATCCACATCTAGTGGTACAGTAACATCTGCTGTAAGATTTACACCAGGTGAAAGTGTACAGAGAACTACATCTTCTGATGCTATTCAAGTACAAGTAACAAATACAGGAGCAAATCCTGCTATTGGCGTTGGCTCAAGAGCAACAGTTAATGGAGGATCATACTTTACAAACGGGCATTTTGTATCTGTAACTCCCCAAACAGTCTTTGTTAGTAAGTACTCTGGTGTACCTACTGAAGTTATCGGTATGAAAATTGTAGAAGATGTTGTTACAACATCTGATACAAATGCGCTCTATGATAACCAAAATAATGGTATTGCAAACTTAACTGCTCCTGGTGCAGATAGATATAGAATTACTCTAACTCTTGCTATTGAGTCCACACTTGCTACTGATGATAATTTCTTCCCCATCAATAGATTAGTAGATGGCATCTTAATGGAAGAAGTTGATGAGACTGAATATAATAAAATTGGTAGCGAACTTGCTGTTAGAACAAAAGAAGAGTCTGGTGATTATGTAGTTCAAGGCTACACGTCTAAGATGAAAGTCGGAGACTCTGATAGCGTACTGAACCTTAGTGTACAGCCTGGTGTTGCATATATTGATGGTTACAGAACTTCTATTACTGGTCCTACAAACATCACTGTTAACAAGCCAAGAACTACAGAAGTGGTTGAAGAAACTGTTGCTGCAAACTATGGCAACTATGTTAAAGTTACTGCACCTACTGGATTCGGGTTTGTTCCAGATATTCAGAGTTTTTCAGAGGTCACACTTAAATCTGCTGTGACTTTTGGTTCAACTACTATTGGCACAGCAAGAGTGCGGTCTGTAGCAAAAGATGGTGCCAATTACAGATTGTATCTCTTTGATATTCAGATTGCTTCTGGACAAAAGTTTAGTGCAGCAAGAAGTATTGGTAAAAGTACAACAGAGTTTTTTAATTTAATCACAGAAAATGGTGTTGCAGTAATCAAAGAGGCTGTTAATAATAATCTCTTCTTTGATCTTGGTAAGACACGACCTTCTCTTGTAGACGATCTTACAATTACAGTACAAAGACGATTTACTGGATCAACAAACAGCAGTGGAGTACTTACCCTATCTGGACTTGGCACTGATGAGTCATTCTCAAATCAGACAAGCTGGATTGTTGGTCTTGATAGTGCAGGCGGCGATCAAATTCTTCCTAATGCATCAGCATCTGGAGCAGCCGTCACTACAGGAAGAGGTAAAGTAGACGTTATTGAAGTGCTTGCACTGGTTGATAAAACAAGTAGTGCAGTTACAGTTCGACCAAAGACTAGAACTGTTGTCACAGAGACGGGTCTTTTAATTGAATCGGATGGCGCAGGTTTCACATTTGTAAAACTAAGTAACCCAGACATTTTCAAATTGACAAGTGTTATCGACTCTGCTACAAGTGTGCCTTTTGATAATAGATTTACTGTTGATAATGGTCAGCGAGATAACTTCTATTATAACGGTAGACTTATTCTGAGAAAAGGCGTGACTGCACCTGCAAAGACTGCATCAATGACAGTTGCATATGAACATTTTGCTCATGGCGCTGGTGATTTATTTGCTGTAAACTCTTACAATGCAACTGATATCGGTTATCAAAATATACCAAAGCACAGACAAGCAAATGGCACACTGGTTGACTTAAGAGACACACTTGACTTTAGACCATATAAAGAATCTGATGGTGCTTCTTACTCAGCTTCTAACATGAATGAACTTCCTCAGAATACTGATACAATTGCTACTGATGTAACATACTACAAAGGTAGAAATGACATTCTGGTGTTGACGCCAGAAAAAGTAATCAAGTATGTTGAAGGTGTTGCTGCACTTGATAACACACTCACACCTAATACTCCAAGCGGCACTCTCAAGCTCAAAGAATTTCAGTTAAATGCATATACCGATGATTTAAATGATTTAACTGAAACATTTATTCAGAACAGACGATTTACAATGCGAGACATTTCAGGTATCGTAAATCGTATTGACAATCTTGAAGAAGTTGTGACGCTCAACTTACTTGAGCAGCAAACTGCGACTATCGAAGTACTTGATTCAAGTGGCAATAATCGCTTCAAGAACGGCTTCTTTGCTGATAACTTCTCCGATTTTGCTTTCTCAGATGTTGATGATGAGCAATACACTGCATCAATGGACTTAGAAAATACACTTCTCTTGCCAGATGTTGTAGAGAATAACGTGCCTCTGGTATATGACTCTGTAGATGCTACTAGTGTCAACACAAAGCTTTCTGGTGAATTACTCACACTTGACTTTGCTTCTGAGGTGTACATTAATCAAGACCTTGCATCTGAAACAGAAAATATTAATCCGTTTGAAGTAATTACGTTTACTGGTCAACTGAGACTGTCTCCTGAAATTGATGAATGGAGAGAAGTTCGTAGAGTAAATAGAACTATTACTAGAATTAGGTCGATTACTTTTACTTCTAGAAGAAGCCGAGGAGTTGTTCGTAGATTAGACGATTTCACCGAAACAACAACTGTGACTGGTGGTAGAGTAACACTTCTTCCTAATATTCGTTCTAGACTTGTCTTCTTTAAAGGTGAAGCACTTAAGCCGAACACAAGACACTTCTTATTCTTTGACAACGTTCTGCTGACTAATCCATCTGGCAATAACTATACTAGAGAAGAAGCGGACTTTGTTAGATTCTCAAGAAGAAGTCGGGATCAATTTATTAATTCTAGGGCAACTTCGCATCCTCTGACAGGCAGCGATTTGTACACGGATAATAAGGGTGAAATTATTGGTTCTTTCTTAGTGCCAAATAATAGTGAGTTTATTTTTGATGCTGGTGAGCGTGAAGTAAAATTAATTGATGTTAGTGTCAATGATGATGCTGCTTCTACATCTTTTGCTGCTGCAACGTATAGCGCTCAAGGCACTAGAAGAGTGATTGTCAGTACTACAGTGAGAGAAGGTACTGTAGTCGTTGCTGTGCCACCTAGACCTCGTGACCCTCTTGCTCAGTCTTTCCAAATTCAGAATTCTGAAGGCGCATTTGTCACTAAAATTGATGTGTATTTCTCTACTAGACCAGCAGCTAGTAGTGCTGATGAGAACATTCCAGTACGTCTTGAATTAAGACCTCTGAGAAACGGCGTGCCTGCTCAGGACGAGATGGTAATTGGTTCACAAGTAGTTAAGCAGAGAGCAGATATTAATATTCCAAGTGATCTGGACGACTTGACTACTATTAGAGCAACACCAACAACGTTTGAATTTGATGCGCCTGTTTACTTACCTGGCAATACACCATTCGCACTTATTTTACAAGCGGATACTGTAGACTATAATGTTTACGTTGCTAAGGCAGGTGACTTTATTATTGGTACTACTGATAGACGAATTCGACAGCAGCCTTCTCTTGGTTCGTTGTTTATGTCTCAGAATGCTATTACATGGACACCTGATCAGACTAGAGACATGATGTTCAGAATTCATAGAGCAAACTTTGTGTCTTCTGGCGCTGCTCTTATTGAGAACATTGATTTGCCTGATGCTATTCTTGATAGTGATGCGATTTCTACTGATAGTGGATCAACTACAGTCACAATTCTACAGCGTGGTCATGGCTTTGGTATTGACGATTATGTTAATATCTACGGTCTCGATTCCAGCACTTCATATGCTGGTATTAAAGGTAGTAGTATTCTCGGCAAAAGAAATGTAACAGCAATTGATGGAACAGGATTTAAATTTGTTGCTGATAGTGCTGCAACATCTACTCAAGTGACTGGTGGTAGTAATCTGAGTGCATCACAAAACATTCAAATGGATTTAGCATTCCCTCTAATTGAATCTTTCTTGCCAGCAGTCTCTGCTAATTTAACAATGCAAGGTTCATTTGCAAAAGGGCGCTCGATTGTGCCTAGTAATGGTGCTGTACCTAACAACAAATCAAAGAATACTTTTGCTTTAAGTTCCAACTTTGATATTGTATCTGATAATCCTGTTCTGTTTGATTTCCCACAGGTTGTAGCTAATAGACAGAATGAAGATTCTGCAACTACATTGTTAGCAGCAACTAATCCTACACCAAGAAAATCAGTGAAGATTACTGCAAACATGGCTACGTCAAGTAACTTTATTAGCCCTGTGATCTTTATGGATAATGCGCAAATGTTGACTTCAAACAACATTATTGATAACCAAGACTCTGCGACTAATGTGTTCCCTCTAAACACACCATTCGACTTTGTTGATGAGACTGATCCTACAAACGGTTCTACTTTGTCAAAGCATATTACTCCACCTGTTGTGATTGATGAGCCTGCTGTAGGCTTGAAAGTTATCATTGCAGCTAACCGACCTGATGGCGCTAATTTTGATCTTTACTTCAGAACATCAGAAGTAGGTAGTGACATAAATATTGATGAAGTCGCATTCGTAAAAGTTGCTCAAGACACTATTATCCAAACGGATGAGAATAGAGACATCTTTAGAGATTATGAATACACGATTGGTAATTTAGGAGGTGAACTGTCCCCATTCACAACTTTCCAGTTGAAGATTGTGATGAGAAGTTCTAATAGCTCCAAGATTACAACATTTAGAGATTTGAGAGCAATTGCGCTAGGAACATAAGAAGGACTTACCGTGGGATTAAAAAGAAGATATCTAAAACATGATAGTGATGGATCAGGCAACTTTTCTGGATTAAAGGAAATGTCAGATGCGGAATTCATGCGTGTTGCATCTGTGTCCGGCGCAAAGTTTGCAACTACTTTTGATTCGACAGATGAAGGTAATATTAAATTTAGTAACACCTCATTCACAACAAATGCTGATAGTATCGGCAGGGTTATTGACACTAGCTATCTTAATGATGCTGATGATACTGATCTAGATGCTGCCACATTGATCACAGAAACTTTGTTCTTAGCAATGCAGAACACTGAATCTTTCGGTGATGCAGGCTCTGCTGTTGCCTTGGACAAAAGTTCGGTAGGATTTGTAGGGCAGTTACCATTAGTTCCTAAGATAGGACTGACAAACACTACACTTGAAATGAGAAGTTTTACGACAGGTCTAGGTGCAGATTCTACAAATGATCTTTTAGATGACATTATCGTAAAAATCTTTGAGAATGATTTACCAGGAACATATCACTTTGATGATAGCGCAAGAACCGCTATTTACGGTGTGTATAATACAACAGATAGTAAACATTATCCAGACAGTGATAGATGGCAAATCTTAAATACAATTGTAGAGGATCGAGCGCACAGCGGCACCACAGCAGCAGATTCAGATCATCTGACTGTAAACTTTTATCAAAAAATTTCTCTTACTTCTGGGTCCGCTGCTGATATATTAACTGGCGCAAAAGTTAATCCTATGTTTGGTAGACTTGATGGTAATAGACTTTTAACAGATTTAAAAGCAGCAGCAGATTCAGACTATGCTCGACTTATTTCTTCTGCGTTATGTGCCAGAATTGCTGATAATCAAATAAATGATAGAGTGGGAAAATTAGTAATCTCTGACACTAGCCCTGGTGTTGCTTATAGAGAGCTTGGTAGTGGTATGCTAGATCAGAGACGTGGAACTGCTGATGTTACAGCAGATGGTCCCGCTACAAACTTCGGTAGAGTTCTAGGTCCTAGAAACTTCGGTAGAACTACTGGTGCTAGGAACTTCGGTAGAGGCGGAGCGTATCCTGCTAACTATACTGGTACAAGAACAGTAAACTATGCTGGTACAAGAACAGCAAACTATTCTGGTACAAGAGCTGCAACCTTCGCTGCTGTTGTTGGTACAGGCACCGCCGACAGAGATACTATTGGTACGTTTAAATTATTTGTTAAAATTGCTTAAGATGGAGTGAATGATATGAGCAAAAGAGTTTATGATATTGTAACATGGACAAGTAAATACAAGAATGCTGTTACTTGTAGATATACAGATATTGCAGCGAATGGTAGAAAAGTCACTGCTGAAGGAGTTGTCAACAAGTTTGTTAAGAAAGGCGATAACGACACTGCTGAAATCTCCCCCATTTTCGAGAAAATATTAGACCAATGGCCTGTTGAACGTATTGATTCTGAAACTCAAAGACATGAAGAGCAACTAGAGTTACAACTCAGAGAAGAAGAACGGCAGAAAAAAGAACAAAGAGAATATGAACAAATTCGAAAAGTCTTTGAGACAAAAATTGAAATCTTTAACATTCCTGAAATTGCAGAATCTAAAAATAGAGAAGCAAAAGCTACAATTAGACGATCTAAAAGTGGCACAGAAGCTATTATGAACGCTATTATATTAATGACAGAAGAGAGACAGAATGCACAAGCAGATAGCGAATCTAGTTGATTTAAAAAATGAGTATGTTAAAGAGGTATTAGATAATATTGCATTACAAACAAATAATTTAATTGATAATAGTAAAATTAAGTTTAATGATGAAAATTTTTTAACAGCGACTTCCGAACAGACTTGTGATGATATTATTTCTTTAGGAATAAATCACTCTGGATATCCAGATGATGGTAATATGCTTGAGTTACTATCGTCTGATGCTGTTACAGACGATAAAATCAAAAAAAATACATACTACATGAATGAAGTAAGACCTAAAATTCTACAGTATAATATTGATATACAGTACTTCTTAGGTTCTAGAAACGCAGGTATCTTTACATATTACCCACCTAATGGATACATCTCTTGGCATAACAATGCTAATGCGCCGGGATACAATGTTCTGTTCACTTGGTCAGAAACTGGTGATGGTTATTTTGCTTATAGAGATGAAAATAATCAGACAGTAAAAGTGCATGATAAAAAAGGCTGGTCAGCAAAGATGTGCTATTTTCCTAGCTATAGTGAAGAGATAGGAACTTTCTATCATAGCGCTTCTACTAACTGTAGAAGAATCACATGCGCATATAGATTTGAAGATGGTGAAGCTATTTGGAAAGACTTAAAAGAAGATTTAGAGAATGAATAATGGATTCATTATAGTTGCTACAAGAACTTCTTACTTTTATGATAGAGCCATTGCGTGTGCAAATAGCATTTTAGCTTTTTTTCCAGATGCTAGAATAACACTCTTTACAACAAATCAACTTTTTGATTCTATACATGAGAACTTTTTTGATAGAGTAGTTTTAGATACTCCAAATGAAGTTAGAGGTAAGCTATGGGCGATGGCGAATACTCCTTATGAGAATACTTTATACATAGACGCCGATTGTGTAGTTATGCATGAAGACATTGAATTTGTTTTTGATGAACTTGGCTCGAATAATATGTTATGGACAAGAATAACAGCAGATCGTGAATATGCATATACTAACGTAGGTGGCAGTAACAGAGTTTTTCCAGGTGGCGAATTTAAAATTCATGGGGGAGTTTGTTTGTACAATTCGCTTGCAAAAAAATTCATGAATGATTGGTACAAATTAGATAAAAAAATTAGAGACAATCTGTGGTGGCCTGATGCCGATTTATATCCAACCAGATTTAAAAAGTGGGATCAATTTTCTCTTTGGTGGTTGACTGAAAAAGAATATGATAACTATAGATATTTACGATGGGACTTTTTCGAAAATGATGCTCGATGGAATTATCTAAACTCATACCATAAGTCCAAAGATCATACTAACGGCACTTCTACAGTGATTTTACATCATCCTTGGGCAGGCAACAAATGAAACCAATTAAAGATCATCCTAATTTAGCTAGAGCCAATTCTGGGGCGATTATAAATAAAGATACAAGTGGCTTAGAGCAAGCAAAGGCTCGAAAACTTGCTAAACGAAATGAAAAAAATAAGCTTGATGAGTTAGAAAAGCGAATTGATGGTATTGAATCTTCTAATCAAAGAATAGAGTCTTTGTTACGAGATTTAATTTATCGAAGTACGGATGATGGAAAATAACTCTTTATAAATAATGTTATAACGAAAATAACAAAAGAGTTTGCTCATCATGGCAGAATATGCAGTGCTTACAGTAGATCAAGGCACAGATACAATTTTTCAGCTTGAAGTAGTAGATAGTGATAGGACTGCAAAAGACCTCACTAATCTCTCAGTCTTCGCTAAATATAAGAGTTCTTATGGTCAAGCGACAGGAAATTCTTTTCAAATTTCAGTGCCTACTCCAAAAACGAATGGCATAATTGAACTTACAGTGAGTGGAGATTCTTCTATAAGCCTTTATAATGCTCAAAGACGCTATGTTTATGATATAGAACTTAAAAATGCAAATGACACCGTAGAGAGAATTCTAGAAGGTATTTTAGAAATCAATCCCGGCGTAACTTTGTCTGATTCGGCATAATAAAGGAATAAGCATGGCAAGAAGGATTATAGTAAAAAAGATACTCTCTGGTATCCCAAATATCACAAAGCTTACAGGCTTTAGTGATGTTAATGATTCTGGATTGAGTGGAACTAACGGTTATCTCAAGTATGATTCTGCTAGCCAAAAGTTTAACTTTGTATCTTTAGCGTCTATTACTAGCGGTGTAAGTGCGGTTAACTCGCTGAATGGCGCAATCACAATTGCTGGAGCAGGCACAGTTTCTGTTGGTACAGCAGGTAGCACTATTACTATCACAGGCTCTGGTGGCGGAGCAGGTGGTGTAGACTCTGCTGCTGTTAACACACTAATTGCTGCTGCGGATACTCATGACTCTGCTGCTGTAAAAGGACAGATTGATTCAGCAGTAAATGCATCATTTATCAACGCTTTGACGATAGACGCTGATACTCTTGGTGGACAGAATAGCGCATATCATTTAAATTACAATAACTTTACTAATAAACCTACTATTCCTACAGTAGACTCTGCGACTATTCTACCTTTGGCTAGAGCAGCAATAACAGCAGGCTCTAACATCACATACGATTCCGCTACAGGTGTGATTTCTTCGACTGGTGGTGGAGCAGGTGGTGCAGATTCTACATCTGTTCAAGGACAGATTGATTCAGCAGTAACTATTGCGTTTATTAATTCTTTAAGTGGGACATTAGACGCTGATACTCTTGGTGGTAATGATTCTGCGTATTACCTTAATTACAATAACTTTACTAACAAACCTACAATTCCTACAGTTGATTCTGCTACAATTCAACCATTTGCTAGAGCAGCTATTACAGCAGGATCAAATATTACATATGACTCTGCAACAGGTGTAATTGCAAGCACAGCTTCTGGTGGAACAGATAGTGCAACAGTTGTTTCGATTGCAGACTCTAGAATTGGTGTTTCTAGTATTGGCGCTCTCTCAAACGTCGATCTTTCAGGTATCTCTACAAATAACATTCTTAAATGGGATGGTGCTAAATTTGTAGCGGCTGTAGATGCTACATCCGGCGGTGGCTCAGGTATTGCTCTTTCTGATCTTAGCGCAACTGATGCAGGTGGATTTGGCTCTTTTGCTTACAACAACGTAAGTGGAGTATTTACATACACTGGCGCAGACTCTGCCGCAATTAAAACTGTAACAAGCATACCTTATGCCAATTTAACTGGCACACCTACTATTCCTACAGTAGACTCAGCAGCTATCAGACCATTTGCTAGAGCAGCAATAACAGCAGGCTCTAACATCACATATGACTCTGCAACAGGTGTTATTGCTGCTGTTATAGGTGATACTCATGACTCTGCTGCTGTTCAAGGTCAAATAGACAGTAACTTAAATGCATTAGACACTCATGACAGTGTGGCAGTTCAAGGTCAAATTGATTCATCAATCAATAATGATATTGTTGGAACAGCTAATGAAGTAGAGGTTGCAGCATCTGGTGGTGTGGCAACTATTGGACTTCCTGCTGCATTACAAATTACAACTAGCTTAACAGTTGGTGGAAATGCAGTTCTAACTACAGCTAGTGATACACATGATAGCGCTGCGGTACTTGGACAGATTAATACCAAGTTTGCCAATAACGCAACATTCTCTAAAGACCTAAACGTAGATAGTAACCTGACTGTTGGTGGATACATTGGTGGACCAGCAGTCTTTACGATTGATCCTGCTGGTATCGGAGACAGCACAGGTAAAGTTGTAATTCTTGGCGACTTACAAGTTGATGGTGCACAAACAATTATTAATTCCACTACTGTAAGTATCTCTGATAAAAATATCGTGTTAGCAGACTCTGCAACCAACGCTTCTCAAGCAGACGGTGCTGGAATTACAATCAATGGTGCTTCTGCTACCTTACAATATGCTTCAACTGGCGACAAATGGGTATTTAATAAAGCGCCACATTATAATACTGACAGACTGTTAACCACCGCAGATGACACTCATGATAGTGCTGCTGTAAAAGGACAGATTGATTCAGCAGTAACTATCGCATTTATTAATTCTTTAACTGGAACTTTAGATGCGGATACTCTTGGTGGTAATGACTCTTCATACTATCTGAACTATAATAATTTCATTAACAACCCATCAATTCCTGCACTTTATACTGACTTTATTGATTCCTCTCAAGCTATTATTATTGCAGATGCTAGAATTGCAGCGGCTGATACTCATGACTCTAATCTTGTATTAGGCCAAATTAATTCTATTGTTGATTTTAACTTTATTACTGCTGCTGGCAAAGCCGATTCCGCTTATATTAAAACTGTAGCAGGTATTGATGCAGATACATTAGATACTCTTAACAGCACAGAGTTTTTAAGATCAAATACAAAAGATCAGAAAACTGCTGGCTCTCTTGTGATGAATGATGGTATTGCAATTAAGTTTGGTACAGACTCTGACCATAGTATCTCAGAAGTTTCTGGCAACTTAGAAATCAACACTGTTGGCACTACATTCTTCAAAGTGAACACCGCTGGTCTTAGATTACATAATCAGGCAGGCACTGAGAATTTAATTACTGCATCTCAAAATGGCGCTGTAGCACTTTACTATGATGGTGTACAGAGAGCAATTACAACAAATACCGGTCTTAATATTACTGGGTTTCTTGATGCTGACTCTATTCAGACTACTCATATTGATATCTTTGATGTGGTAAATCATAAGCCTACTGCACAGAATGCGGGAGCCGGTCAGACTACAGTAAAGGCCTTCCCTCACTTAAGTGTGCCATGTTCAATTGAATATTCTATTCATATGAAAGATGTTAATGGAACAACAACAAAAGGTGAAACTTCATATACTAAAGTTGTAGCTACTTTAGATAGTGGCTTAAACACCGCATATACAGAATTTTCCACATTATTTACAGGCGATAGTGAGTTTGGTACGTTTGACGTAGATGCAGATGCTACCAACATTAATTTAAAATTCACCAGAAGATCAGGCAGAGACGGTACAGTTAGAGTACAGACTGCTAAGACACTTATTGGTGGAGACGGTTAAATGAGCTATCGGGGGAAAGTGAACCATGGCAGCAGATAATAAGAATTTTATTGTAAAAAATGGTCTTACCGCACAGGGAGGCATACAATCTGATTCTGATGTTGATGTAACAGGTGATATTAGTGCAACTGGTAGTATTATTGCAACTGGCAGTATTACTGGCGCTTCTTTTAGTGGTAGTTTGCCTGCGGCTAGTTTGACAGGCACTATTGACTCTGCAAGAATTCCAGGCTTACAAACAGCAGATGTTGTTGCAGGAACATTTGTTGATGCTAGAATTCCTAATTTAGCAACATCGAAAATCACTTCCGGTACGTTCGATTCTGCTAGACTGCCTGCACTTTCAACATCAGACATTAGTAATGGTATATTCGACTCTGCAAGAATTCCAGGCTTACAAACAGCAGATGTTGTTGCAGGTACGTTCGCACTTGCAAGAATTCCAACTATTGCTTTAACCACCAATACATCTGGCAACTATGTACAATCCGCAACTGCTGGACTTGGTATTAAATCTCTTAGTGCAGCAGGTGAAGGTGTTGATCAAACAATTGCTGTAGATTCTGGCTTTGTCACTGGGCTATTTAGTGCAGCAGAAGGTATTAGTTATAGTGGTGGCGTAATTGGTCTTGATGCTACAGATAGTGCAACATTTGCTAACGTAACAGTTACTAACGAGTTTGCTGTTTTTGACTCTGCAAATGGTGAAGAAGTTGCAAAGTTTGCTGGTGATCCTAGTACAGGATTAACTATTCATTCTCATGCACATGCTACTGATGGTGGCATTCGCTTTGTAATTCATAATACTGCGGATTCAGATTATTTAATTCTTTCTCAGCCAACTGGCATTTCTGCTGTTAATAGAAGAATTAGAGATGTTGGTGCACCAACCTCTGATAAAGATGCTGCAACTAAATCATACGTTGACGGAGTAGCTCAAGGTCTTGCAATTAGAGACCCTGCAAAAGTAGCAACAACTGCCGCTCTCACAAGCACAAATGATATTACAGCAATTACATACGATAGTGGTGCTTTAGGATTTGGTGCAAAGATTTTAATTACAGCCACAACAGGTCTTGACTCTATTGATGGATTTACATTAAGCGCCGGTAATAGAATTATTGTCAAAGATGAAACCGGTGCTAATTTACCATTTAACGGTATCTATAGCTGGGACTCTGCAAAGGGTATCACTAGAACTACGGATATGGACTCCGGCAGCGAGTTTAACGGTGGTGAATTTGTATTCGTACAAGAGGGTACTATCAACGGTGGTAACGGCTTCTCACAGAAAGATAATGTAAATATTGTTGGTGATAGTGCAGTTCACTTTGTGCAGTTCTCTGGTGCTGGTCAGATTACGGCTGGACAAGGTATTAGTAAGACTGGCAACACTCTTGCTGTTGATTTATCTGGCACACCAGGACTTGAATTCTCTTCTAATGAACTACAAGCAAAAGTAGACGGTTTAACCATTGAAAGAGTTTCTGGTGGTCTTGCTGTCAAAGATAATGGTATCACTACTGATAAATTTTTTACTACTGGTGGTACAGGTGTAACTCTCACAAACATTGCAACAAATGCTGCCGAAACATTCTCTACAGCAGGTCTTAGAGATCAGCTTGAAGATGGTATATACAAAGTCTATACTACTGCTATCGGAGACTCTGATACTACAGCATTAGTAGACTCTGCATATGTTAGACCGTTAGCTAGAGCCGCTATTACAGCAGGATCAAATATTACATATGACTCTGCAACAGGTGTTATTTCTGGTGCAGCATCTCTTATTGTGCAAGAAGAAGGTGGTGCATTATCTACTGCCGCCACTACACTGAATTTTGTAGGTCCAAATATAACAGCATCTGGAACTGGTGCAACTAAAACAATTACAGTTGCAGCAGGTTATACCGATGCTGATGTTACTGCTCATGTAGATTCTGCATATGTACAACTCAGAGCAGATTCTGATTACATTAAGACTGTAGCAGATTCTGATTATATTAAGACTGTAACGGATATTAATGCAGCAACTCTTGGTGGTCAAGCAATTGGCGCTTTCTTAAGAAGCGATGCGACTGATGCCTACACAAGTGGTACATTGACATTTGACAATGCCGCAACAGTAGCTTTTGCTAAAACAACTGGCACATCACCATTTACAGTGGCTTCTACAACTGTTGTGACTAATCTTAATGCTGATAGACTAGACGGGCAACATGGCGCTTACTATCGTATAGATATATTAGACTCTGCTGGCACAACACTGAACACATAAGGACTATTGAATGGCTAATCCATCTACTAGACAGGGACTGATTGACTATTGCAAGAGAAAGCTTGGTGATCCTGTAATTGAAATTAACGTAGAAACGAATCAAGTAGAAGATCGTGTAGATGAAGCTATTCAGTTCTATCGGGAGTATAACTCTGATGGATTGTTTAGAACTTATGTGAAGCATCTTGTCACTGCTACTGATGTAACTAACAAATACATTACGGTAAACGATAATGTCTTTTTTGTACAGAGACTTTTTCCTGTCAACTCTTCAGGAACAACATCATCGAACTTCTTTGATTTAAAATATCAACTGTCTCTTAATGAACTTTATGACTTAAATACGTTTATTGGCGACTTGGCTTACTATGAGCAAATGCGACAATACGTTTCTTTGCTTGATATGAAATTGAACGGTCATCCTCAGATTACTTTTAGCAGAAATCAAAATAGAATTTATATTCATGGCGATTTCAATAATCAGAAAATCGAAGCAGGTACATATATTGTCTTTGAAGTCTATCAAGCAATTGATCCACAAACACACACGGACGTATATAATGATATTTTCTTAAAAGAGTATTTGACACAACTGATTAAGCAACAATGGGGAGCCAACTTGATTAAATTTGATGGTATGGTTCTACCAGGCGGAGTAACAATGAACGGCAGACAATTGTATGATGATGCAACTCAAGAAATCGAAAGATTAAGAGAACAAGTCAGACTTACTCATGAAATGCCTGTTGACTTCTTTTTAGGATAAGACATGGCTAGAAATCCATATATATCACAAGCAGTAAGGTCTGAACAAAATCTTTATGAAGATATCATTATTGAGTCTCTAAAGATTTATGGTCAAGATGTTGAATATTTACCAAGAACTCTTGTCAATGAAGATGAGATTTTTGGTGAAGATGCTGTTTCTAGATTTGACAATGCACACACAATTGAGATGTATCTTGAAAATACAGACGGCTTTGAGGGTGATCAAGACCTGTTCAGCAAGTTTGGTGTAGAAATTCGTGACAGAGCAACAATGCATGTTGCACGGCGCAGATGGGATGCTGTTGTAGGCGCAAATGTCACGAACAATAGACCAAACGAAGGTGATTTGATATATCTTGGTTTGTCGGATCAAATCTTTGAAATTATGAGAGTTGTAGATGACACGCCTTTCTATCAGTTATCTAACCTTCCTACATATAGACTTGACATTGAATTGTTTGAGTACAATGATGAAGACTTTGATACAGGCAATGAGTCTGTTGATGAAGTTGAGGCACTAGGTAACGTTATTAAATTAACACTTACTGCATCTGATTCTGATGCGCTCCAGCTTGGTGAAAATATTCAATATCTCGTTGATAGCGCAAATGGTCCTAAGCTTGTAGGTGAGATTGTGAATTGGGATGCGTCTACTAATATTCTACAAGTTGCACATATCGGCTCTACTGATGGTAAGTTCAGAACGTTTAGCGCAGGCACATCTATCACTTCTACAACTAGCAACATCACAAAGACAATCTCTGCTATCAATGAAGAACTGCAACAATCGTTTAGTCAGAATGCTGCATTTGAAACGACAGGTGATACCATTATTGACTTCAGTGAAAGCAACCCATTTGGTGAGGTGACATAAGATGTTAAATCAACATTTCTATCACGAAAAGATTCGTAAATGCGTTGCTGTTTTTGGCACACTGTTTAACAACATATATGTTATGAGAAAGAATAGCTCAGGCGCAACTATTAGTCAACTGAAAGTTCCTTTAAGCTATGCACCAAAGCAAAAGTTTTTAGAGCGTATTCGTGAAACTGAAAACTTATCTGATGAAAAATTAGCTATTAAGTTACCTAGAATGTCGTTTGAAATGTCTGCTCTTTACTTTGATCCAAGCAGGCAGCTACCAAAAACAAATAACTTCTCAAGACTAGTCTCAACTAATAACGGTGTAAGAACTAAATTCTTTACTGCGGTACCATATATTATTAACTTTCAGTTGAATATTTTAGCAAAAGCAAATGAAGATGCTGTACAGATTTTAGAACAGATTATTCCTTTCTTTAATCCTTCATACACAATTACAATGAAGCCGTTTGCTGATTATAATGACATCACAGAAGATGTGCCAATCTCTCTGATTGGATTGTCTTTTAGTGATGACTATGAGGGTCAGCTAGAGAATAGAAGAACTATTATTTACACTCTAGATTTTGAGATTAAAACACAGTTCTTTGGTCCTATTTCAGATAGCAAGATCATTCGCAAGGCTATTGTTGATCTTAAGGACTCTGATACTGCTACTCTCATTGATCACTTTGAGCGTATTACTGTTGTGCCAAATCCGACTTCATTAAATATCATTGCAGACAGTGACTTCAACACTACAACAACTTTCTTATATCCAGGGCTAGGCGATAGCATCTAAAAAAATGCAACACTTATATAATGATGACGGCTTGAATATTGTAGTTAAAGGCTTTTGCCCGGTAGACGTTCTTGAGATATGGAAAGCTGAAAGACTAGATAGTTATAGATATCTCAGAGGTGATTATCTAGTTAAAATTACTGAAGATAATAAAACTATTTACATAACAGATTTTGCAGGCAGTCAATCTCCTAGGCAATTACCTAGAAACTCGACTATCGTTATTGAAAATAATGAAATAGTATACTGTAAACAAAACTGGAATACAACTAAAAAATATTATATTCCTCCTCAGGGTTTTGAAAGAAAGTCCAGCTTCGATGATTTCTTTCAAGCAATTGATGATGCTGTTGCACTGAGATGTATTGATAGTCCGACTATCACAATGAGTTGCGGACACGACTCTGGCGTAATAGCAGCATCTGCGCTAAAACAAAACTTAAAGTTTAATGCTCTTTCTTTACGATCTATTGAAAATGAAGATGTGCTTGAGAAGCGAACAAAGCTTGTCAATGGCACAATACTTGATGGATTTACAGAAGGCAGTGGCCATGACTTTATTGTTAATTTCATTTCAGATAATGTTGTGATCAGTGGCTTAGGTGCTGATGAGCTTTATGTAACAGGTGATGATGAGTTACTTGCTGAGTTTTTTGCTGACACAATTGATCTATATGCAAGTAGAGGTATTGAACATAGATTTCCGTTATCTGACTATAGCGTATGGAAAGAGTATTTCTCTTTAGATGAGCGAGTAATTAAGAAAGCAAATAAGTCACCATTTACAAAATACATGGAAGCACTTGATTTTCCTGTGCATTATGGTCAAAAGGTATCTTTTGGTATTTAAAAATTGCATATTATAAATACATAAAAGCAATAGATACTTTTGGTTTAATTTTACTGGAATACTAATGATTGAAGAAAATGATGCTAAAGATGATTTTGAGTATTCAAGATCAACATATTATGAGCTGCTTGATAAAGGCAGAGAAGGACTCGATCTGATGATGGAGGTCGCAAGAGAGTCTGAGCATCCAAGAGCATTTGAAGTCGTCAGTCAGCTTATGAAAACTATGATTGATGCAAACAAAGATTTTATTTCACTTCAGAAACAAGTTAAAGATATTCGTGAGGACAAGTCAAAACCACCAACTCCTCAGAATGTTACAAATGCAATGTTTGTAGGAAATACAAAAGACCTTCAAAAAATGTTAAAAGAAATGTGAGGAACATATGTTAGAACCATTTAAGCTAATCGTTGCACTTTTTGCCTTTTCGGTTGCTTTTGCAATTACATCAACTCAAACTGTTTATGCTTCTCTTGAAGAAGAAAGATTATTCAAGTGGGAAGTTACAAGAGTTATTGACGGAGATACTGTTGGTATTCTTGTCGAATGGGGCCCTCTTGAACTTAGAAAATTAAGTTTTCGTATTCGTGGTATTGATACACCAGAAAAAGGATATCGTGCAAAGTGCGATTATGAAAAAGAGCAAGGAAAAATTGCAACTCAGTTTATGCTTGATATCGTAGACTCAGGAGAGCCAATCTTTTTTGGAAATCCTCAATG